CTTTTGACTATCTCCAGGACCAATTCTGTAGTTATCTTCTACACTATCTGCGGTGCTTACTTCTGTAATACTACTGTTAGGCATCATTGCTTCTAATTGATGAGGCATCAATGGAGGATTGTGCCAAGTATCGCCTTCCTTTAAATGTACCTGCTTTAGTTCTGCTGTTTCGGTGTCAATATACCTTAACAAAAATTGTCCGCTGTTTACAAACCATGTTTCGTCTTTTTCTTTATGAAAATGCATACTAAATTTATTACCTGGTTTGGTAAACACTAACAGTTTACCGCAATAATTTTCAGTAGAAGCAAAAATTAATTCATATCCCCAACCCTTTTCAACCATACCGCTTAGTCTTGTCATTTTGTGTCCTCTTTTATATAATCTAGCACATTTGTAAATTTGTAATCTATGTGAGACTTTAATTTATCCAAGTTCGCACATGTATAATATTGATATTGCGATTTTAGTTGCTCAGGCATCGGTATATAATTGATATTACAATTATACTTTTTCTCATATGCTTTTGCTATGCTTTCAAAACTGGTAGGTAATCCTGTCCCTAAATTAAATATTCCTGATACATCTTTTGACATAAATTGTTCATGAATGTTGCAGACGTCGCCTACATATACAAAATCTCTTTTACATTCACTACTATTTTCAAATAATACAATTTCGCCTTCTTGGGCTTGTTTTTTAAATTTACTAATGGGGCTTGCTTGATCTAATTTGTGATCCTCGTGCGGACCATAAACATTAAAGTATCTAAATCCTTGAACTAAGATGTCAAAGTCATTGTGGAGAGTTACAAATCTATCAAACAAATATTTGCTCCAAGCATAAGGACTTTGAGGCAATAATGGAGCATCTTCTACAAAATGCTTCCATGGTCCATATACACTTGCACTACTAGCATACTGCAAATTAGTACCTTGCATATCACAAATTTGTAGTAACCTCATACTAAAGTCCAGATTCTGTTGCATTACAAGCTCAACGTCTGTTTCAGTTGTACTGCTAATCGCACCTAAATGAACAACCCAATCATAAGCAGAACAGTCAGGAACTGTGTTAGGTACGTAATCCCAAACTTCAACATCATGCGATGCTTGGAGATGTGCAACCATATTTTGTCCAATGAAGCCTTGATGTCCTGTAATGAGTATTTTCATGCTTGGTACCTTTTAAGAATATTTGTTGTACTATAGTTTTCTCTATGAGGAAATATTATAACCTGGGCAATATCGCTGCCAACAACTTCTTCTGAATTATAGTCTCCGCCCTTCACTATAACATCTGGTTCTAATTCCTTAATTAATTTATACGGAGTGTCTTCATCAAAAATAATAACTTCGTCTGCAATGTTTAAACTTTCAATAAACTCTTTACGTTCTTGTTGATTTAATTTTGGCCTATTAGGACCTTTTAACCTACGTATGCTTTCGTCGCTGTTTATACCTACTATAAGGCGGCGTCCTTTACTCTTTGCAAACTTTAGTAATTCAATATGTCCTACGTGTATAATATCAAAACAACCATTAGTAAATACTATGCCTGTATTAAGATAATCTTTTGTAACAGCAACTACACCTCTTTGTTCTACTGTTCTAGCACTAGCATAGCAAGCCTTACGACATGCTCCTGGTATATCAATACCTTGTTGATATAGATGTGCTATTACAGCTAGTACTGTATCTCCTGCACCTGTAACATCTGCAACTTCAATTGCTTCTTCTTTGTAGTGCCAAGTTTCTCCTAGTTTATTAACAACATAAAGACCATCGGAACCTGCTGTAATTACTAACCAACTCCAGTTAAATTCTAATAATTTTTGTTTAGCAATTTCAATATTAAACTTTCCGAACCACTGCTCATATTCTTTCATATTAGGTTTAATTAGGAAAACATTTCTATAAATTTCTGGTCCTTGTTTAGGATCAACAAATACATTTTTTGTAATATTTACAATTTGGGTAATTAAATCATAATCAACAGTGCCTTTATTATAATCACTTATAAGAACGGTATCTTCTTTAGACAAGCCTCTGATGAGACGTTCACGTATATTACCGTTGTAATGATCTTCTCTATCCCAGCGCATAATATGTTGGCCGTTAGATCCAACTAATCTAGTTTTGGTAGTTGTAACCAAAGCATCATGATCTATCTCGGCTTGAAGATTAGTATTTCCAACTAACTCGATTATTTTGTATCCTTCTTTATCGGATGCAATAGCACCAAATAGAGATACATTATTATCCAATGAAAATAAGTTTACTGCTAAATTTCCTGCACCTCCTAAACTAAATGTTTGAGATTCTTCTAGCAAAATTGGAACAGGAGCTTCAGGACTTATTCGAGTCGTTGACCCTGTAATCCACCTATCTAACATTAAATCACCGTAAACTTTAAACATATTTTAATTATACACTTTTTGTTAACTTTAGTCAAGCATAGATAAGACGTCTATTACAGTTTGTAGCTTTGTTTGATTTGTTTTGTTTTGTAAAGTATTACGCAAACCTTGATGTAAAGGTTTTGGCCACGAACCTAAACTTACCCAAGCGTAACCAGTATGTTCGTCATTTAATAAAGGTATAAATTCGTTATCTACTAAACAAAGGTAAGTATGAAAAAGGAATTTTTCATCATTAGAAATAAATGTTTCTAGAGGAATAGTTTTGAGTATTTTATGGCTATTGCCTATTTCTTCTATGATTTCTCGTTGTAACCCCTCCCAAGGTGTTTCGTGGTCTTCTGTTGTACCACCTACTAACCCCCAAAGATTATTTTGTTTGCCTTTTGCTCTATAAAGGAAGAGAAATCTCTCTGTAGATTTACTGAAAAAAAGTGCACCACTACATACTATCTTACTATCTTGCATATAGTAATTATCAAGAGAGCGAAATTCTCCAACTGCCTCTTGGATAGTCACCGTCTACACTTAACAACCATTCATTACCATTCCATCTATATTGTGTGCTGGTATTAATATTTGTTGTATATACAGGAGTATATGCACTATCATCAATATTATTTTCACTGGAATCAAATACTATACGCCAATTGTTTCCATTCCATTCAATGATATCATTTGCACCTGCAACAAAATCTGTGCCATCTGCATTTTTCCATGCATCCGGACCATCAGTGTTTTCATCGCTGCCTATATTTTCTAATAATAATAATCTTATACCATTTGATTTTATATTAGAAGGATTGAAATTAGTAGGATCTATAATATAATCCACTGTTGTTTTACCCTCAATAGTACTATTATCTGGATAAGTGTCTGTGTCCCAATTAATAGAAAGTTTTGTCGGATCTATCAAATTAAGACTAAATGTACCCACAATTTGATTGCCGGTGTCAATTTGTGTTAGATAAATTGTACTCACGCCTGCACTATAACTGCCAGGGTGTGCATCTAACACTCCTCGCCAATCAATATTACCTACTACATTTTTGTCAATGATTTGTGCAGTATCACCATCAATATACACACCATAATTTTGATAGTTAGTTGCTTCTACTTGTGTTGTGTAATCTGTTTGAGCTATTACACCTCCGAAATCGTTACGTACCTTGCCTGATTTTATACTATCGTCGTATGCAATAACATCAGGCATGCTAAGTCCTAGATCAATTTCACCTGTGTCTTCATTGAATATACTTGCAATTATATTTGTTACTACTCCTAACTTTTTAACCTTTACAGGTGGAGATATGTATATAGGTGTAGAAAATTGTAGTGTTGCAATATCTATTTCAGAATCAACTCCTACCGGAATACTTCTATTACTAAATGTTACATCCTCTAAATTCACAACTGTCAAACTTGTCCAATCTACAAAATTGTCAGTGGTTTGGATTTCTAAACTAGGATTAAACAACGTTAGTATTTGTTCAAGTATCTGAAGTTTTTGTTCTGTATTTGTACTCCAAATATCAGCATTTATTGTAAGAGTATACGGGGTAGGCATCAAACGTTCAACTGTATAGTTCTTTCCCTGGTAATCTAAATACTCTTCGCTATTTTCATCATATGCACGTTCCCGTATGTGTAGTTTACTTACATAACTAGCATCGGCTGTTCTTTCTCTATCCATAGCCAAATTATTAATATGTATTGCTATACGAGGAGCAGACGGAATTTTATTTTCGCTATTGTCTCTGATAATACCAGCAACTTGTCTAGTTAAGTCACCATATGTTACTGGTATTTTTGTAAGATTTCCCTTACCATCAGAATACTCAAAATTACTCAAAAGTCTAACCATTTGAGTAACATAACGTCTAATCTGTCCGTCGTAGAAATACTGCATAACTTAGATATTGTTTATAGCGTTTATGATATCATCAACTGTAGAGCCAGAACCTGCAGCAGGAAGAGCATCTTGTAATTCTTCAATAGGAATCATTCTCTTCCATTGGCCATCAATATAGAAATTATTTTCATGATTATCTCTATCATAAACCCAAAGACCATTTGCTCCGTCTGTCTCAACGTTTATAGCTCCGCCTACAACTTTATTTGCATCTGCTAAATCAGTGGTTGTATCAGTTGCAAGTGATGCTAGTTGGTTATTAGCAACTCTAGCAGTTCTATAACCTCCGCTACCTACAATTCTTACAACACCGTCTAGTCTTGCTTCCCATTGCATAGCTTGGTCAACTGTTACAACACTAATACCACTACCATCTGTAGGAGCTGCATTAAAGACTAAACCACCTTTAGTATTTGAAGTGTCATTGTCATACCCAGCTTCTAGGTAGGCTTGGTTTACAACAAAATTATCATTTAATCCAAAACCATTTCCTGCTGCAACTTTAACTTCTGCATTAATAGGTCTGCCAAAATTCCATTCGCCGGAAGCGCCTAGCCCAGGGTCAAAACTTAGTTGACCAGTCCCTAAGTATAGAGTAGTTCCGCTTAAATATAAGTCTCTAAATTTAAACGCAGAGCTACCTAAGTCGTATGCTTCGTCTGAATCTGGAATTAAACTTCCGAGTATATTTTGTCCGCTAACTGGTGGATTATCACCAAATGTATTAAAGGCACTACTAATATCTATAGTATTACCTCCGGTAATTGTAAGATTAGATCCGTTTAAACTAATAGTTTGATTGTCACTATCAGCTGCACTTTCTAAAGTTTGCACTCTCCCGTCAAGGTCGGAAAAGTTACCATCAAGTTCGGCAAATGTTAGCTCGCTCCCTTTGGTATTTCTAAGTGTGATTGGCATTATATATCTCCTTTATGTTGCTAATCAATTGTCTGGTTTAGCTCTTAGAGCCTTACTCAAACTTTGCCTTTCGGGTACTGTTTCTCCCCCTATGTTATTTGTACTGGTATTATTTATGAATTTACCTTTTTGGTGGTTTCTAGTATCTGTGTTAGACAATGTTACTCTAACATCGTCAACAATCTTCAACCATCTGTTTCCATCAAATCTAAACATTCTTTTAGGCAAAAAATCTGTTCTTAAGAAGTAGTCACCCTTGTCAGCATTGTTAGGAAAACTTATCCCCATGCCAAAATTTGCTCCGTTAGGTGCTTCTTCTGTTCCTAATAAATATCCTTCATATCCTAGTTTAGCAGGTTTGTGTGCTAATTTTTCGGGATTAATATTTGCTGTATACCCTTGTATAACATATGCAGGTGAAACATATGTTCCTGGATCAGTCCCAGGCTGAGTTGC